CTTATGTTTATACGAGAGCAAATGAGAATAATGGTAGTTATCTAATAGGTGGTCATGGTAATGGTGTATTTGATGAACATGTTCGCATCACACATCAAGGTAAAGTTGGTATCGGAACTAATAATCCAACTGCCCCACTACATGTAGTCCAGAAAACCACTAACGCATATGGCACTGGAGTTGCCAGATTTGAATACTACGACACTGACGATAATGGAGGAACAGGTGATCAACATTATGATGTTAAATTTATACCCACAGGAACTTATTTCAAAACTTTCGTTACGGGTAGTGGCACAGACTTCTCAATTGTTGATGCTGATAATTCTGCAGATAGAGCATCATTTGCCGTAGAAGGTAATGGTGGAACTGTTAAATCTTTTAAAGTAATGTCTGATGGTAATGTCGGTATTGGACTTACTAATCCAGCAACAAAACTTGATGTTCAGACAACTACTGAGGGAGAAGTTGCTAGATTCCGTGCTTCTGATAATCTAAGATACTTAAAAATTAGTAGTTTTAATGCTGATTATCATGGATCTGGATATGATTTTGATGCTACTAGCATTGGTGGTGCATTTCGATTCTCCATTACTAGTGATGAAAAACTTCGCATTACGAAAGGTGGTAATGTCGGTATTAATAGCTCAGTTCCACAAGCAAGATTAGATGTTGTTGCAAGAGGAGATACTGAAGGGGGAATATTCATAACAGATAGTAATGATGCTCAAGCAGCACCTTACCTTCGAGTTCTTGGAAAGAGAAGTGATAATAACACTGGGCAGAATTTTAGTGGAAGAGTTCTTCTAGCATCATTAAGAACAGATGGTGGCAATGCAAGTATTGGTATTGGTACAGGTAAAAGGATAGGAACCATCATGTTTGGTGGTAATCATACAGATAGTAGTGAGTCAAACATCTTGTATCCAGCATCCATAGCTGGTGTTGCTAATGATCATTTTTCTTCTGCATCTTCTATGCCTACTGATCTGGTCTTTTATACTGGTTCAATTGGTCGTACTGCTACTGCTTCTAATGTAAATAGTGGTGAAGAAAGACTTCGCATCGCATCTGATGGTAATATATCTATCGGTGGTACTTTAACGGCAACAGGAGATGGTACGTTTGACGACATCAGAGTAGGTGAGTGGACAGTTGCTTCTTATGCTGGAGTGTTCCATAAGAACCAGACAGGTAATGAGTATATGCTACTGAGTCAAGATGACCATACATTTATAAGTGCTTCTACTGGACATGATGTTGTAATAAGAGGTGGAAATAATACTTCAACAAACAACATACGAGTTACTCCCGATGCTTCTGATGGTATACAGATTACTGGTGACACGACTTTCAATAATAATATAAATGTAACTGGTAACGTATCTATCGGTGGAACATTAACCTATGAAGACGTAACAAATATAGATTCAGTTGGACTAATAACAGCAAGAAGTGGTTTAATTGTAACTGCTGGAGTTTCTACATTTAATGACAAGGTGGGTATTGGAAACACAATTCCAAATGCAACACTCGAAGTTAACGGTCCAATAAAAACAAATTCAGGAACCTATGTATCTCCTCACCCTACTGGTGATAGCAAATCCGATGTAGCTTTGGTAATGCCTACTGACTCAGGAATTTATATTGAGCATTCACAAGCTGGTATTGGTACTTTTCTAAGAAGACTTATTGGAGAATTTGGTGATGGAGTAATTGAAATTGGTCAACATACCACTGGAATAATCAAAGAGATTAGAGCTACAGCAGGTTCTTCAGGAGTCTTTAGTGTATACAGTGGCACTAATCAACGTCTTGGCGTTACAACAAATGGGTCTGTAAACATAGGTGGTGATTATACACAAGCAACAAATAAATTACAAGTCACAGGAGATGCTAAGATTATTGACGGTGATTTAACAATTAGTAAATCCAGTAGTGCGACATTAACAGTTGAGACATCTGAATTTTCTAGTTATGATGCACTAATCAAAATACGTGGTGCAAGAACAGGTCTCACCAATGATACATCAATGTTGCAGTTTGATAATAGCACAAATGCACCCTATACCCTGGCGCAGATCGCTGCACAAGATCCAGTTGCAAATCACACACAGGGTAAAGGTCAATTAATTTTTAGAACTAATAAAGGTTTTGTTCTTACTGAACAAATGCGTATTGGATCAGATGGTAATGTCGGTATTGGAACTAATAATCCTAATGCAAAGTTACATATCGGACCTTTGAATGGTGATTCAACACATCATGTATATCTTGCTTCTGGAAATAATCTCTATGGAATGGTAATCGATACAATGGATTTTGGTGGTGGAGATGTTCCATTAAGAATATTTTCAAGATTTAATGGAAATGACACTGAAAGAATTAGAGTAAAACAAAGTGGTCAAGTCGGTATCGGAACTGATGATCCAAATCATAAATTACATGTTCAAGCAAACAATCCTACATTAGCACTTGAATCAAATTCTACTACAGGTAATACAAACATAGTATTTGGTGATAGTGGTAGTGATGCACAAGGTAGAATTCAATACCATAATGATGGTGATTATATGCGATTCGACACCAATGGAGATGAAAGACTTCGCATCACATCAGGTGGGTCTGTAAACATCGGTGGTGATTACTCACAAACAACTTACAAAATGAAGGTGACTGGTTCATTTGCTGCAACAACTAAGTCATTCGTAATTGATCACCCAACCAAAGAAGGAATGAAACTTCGTTATGGATCATTAGAAGGTCCAGAAAATGGAGTTTATGTTCGTGGAAGGTTGAAAGATAATAATACGATTGAACTTCCAGATTATTGGACAGGGTTAGTTGATGAAGATACAATTACCGTTAATTTAACTCCTATTGGAAATAAATCTACCCTACATAAGGTAGTAGATATCTATGATAATACAGTAGTTGTAGGATCCGAAGATGGAAACATCAACTGTTTTTATACAGTATTTGGAGAAAGAAAAGATGTCGAAAAAATGGAGGTGGAGTACTAATGGGACGTATGATTTTTAAAATAACAAATTCCAATCAAATTGAAGTATTAGACAGTGATTTTGAGGAACAAGACTTTAAGATAATATCGGTGGATAGTGATTCAACAACTATAAGATTATCTACTGTAGATGAAGATTTAGATGTAATTGAGGATATGGAATAATGGCAACTTTTGATAGCACACAATCAGGTAATTTTAGTGAAGCTTCAACATGGGGAGGAAGTGGTGTTCCAGGTGATGGTGATAGATTTGATGTGAATTATCCTCATGTAGTAACTATTGATACTGGTATCTCTATTCCAACAAATGGATATGCCGATAGTTATGTATATGGAATTCTTCAGAGTCAATCTGGAGCAAACACTACTCTTAGAATGAATGGAAGATTATATATTAAAGGTGGGTACGAAGGTCAAGGTCTTCTTCATTTGAGAGATGGTGCAAAAATTCAAATTAAAGGAACATCTTCTGACCGACATGCTATTTGGGTAGAAAATGAAAGTGGAGCATCGTTTATTTTTGAAGGTTCTGATGGAATGCCATCCACAACATTATCATCTCAACATAATGAAGGTTCAACATCACTCGCAGTGGCGAGTGCAACTAATTTTGCTGCTGGTGAGTGGATTGCTATTTTTGATAACGTCACAAATTATACTAGTGAAAACAATAACAATACACAACAACATCAAGATGAAGGGTTTTGGATTCATGAGGTAGATGGAAATACAATTTACTTTAGAATTTTTGGTGGTCCTAATGACGTAACAGTTTCTGCAGTTAGTGGTGCCGATATAACAGTTTCCAACGCAAAAGTTTTTAGAGAAGGTCAAACAATTATTTTTGGAACGGGCACAAATAGAAATATTAAAACAATTTCTAATATATTTTACGATCAAAATATAATTAGATGTGATAGTACGGTTGATAATTCACCATCTGTGGTTGGTCAAACTGTTTATCTCACTCGCACAGAGAAAATACACAGTAATTCAAGTAAAGTTCGTAAGGTTGCAACAGTTACAACAGCAGAATCTGCAAGTGGTGCAAATACCATTACAGTGGCAAACTCAAATATGTTCACGGCTGATGATGAGATTTTTATTGAAATGAGGTCTGAAGCAGCTGGGTCAACTGATTACGAAGGTCGTTATGATGCTAATAGTTCTCAAAAAGCAGGTTGGTTCAAACACGTTATACAATCAGTAGATGGTAATACAATTACATTAACTGCAAACTCTAATTACAAAGTTGTTGAAGGTGCATTAGTTTCTAGAATGAGTCGTAATATTGTTATTGAAACTGTTGCCACTGATGGTAGTGATTATGGATTTTTCTATGCAGAACATGTTAACGCTTATGATAGAAAAGGAATTGCGAAAGACGTTTATTTTAAAAACGTTGGTAATGATGATTCTAACGTTGATGCTGGATTTGTTATTCGTGGACGGTGGAGCACTGATAATTTACCAATAACATTAGGTCAACAAGTACCTTCAGTAACAAGAGCACCATGGGTTGAGGGTGTCGTTGTTTATGCTTATCCAGAGACAACACATGACAGAGACTGGGGTCCATTGTGGTTATATGACGCTCGTTATGCAAAAGCTAGATGTTGTATAGCGATGAATGGTGAAGATGGTTTATGTGCTCATTATGAACCAGGACAATCAATTGTTAATTCTATAGCTGTAGCTGGTAGAGAAAGAGGTATGAGAGCTGAGGGTAGTCATGAGGCGTTTGAATTCGCTTACAACTACATAAGTAGAACATATTACGGTTGTAGAACTACCATGCCATATGAACTGGGATTAGGTTTTCATGATAATATTTTTGATTCTGGTCTTTATGCAATGCAGACAATTACCTCTGATGGAGGACCAGCTCCATTTAGATGTAGATGGAGTGGATGGAGATATGGATTTATGAACAGTAGCAGTGATATAGCACTTCAATACTGCCATGTAAAACCACTTAGTGGTTATGTGAACGCTGATGCTGATACAGGAACAAATAACCGTGGTGATGCTTATTCGAATAGAATGTTTAGAAGCATGGGTATTTTACCAACTAGGAGTATTGAACATAATTATGAACTGGATTCCTTCAGAGTTTATGGATATAATTATGAAGCAAAGTGGGATGAATCAGAGCGTGCATGGAGATTTTTCCGCACACATGATAATGATAACGATCCAGCGTTAGCACAGAGAATCTGGATTCCAGCGAATGTAACAGTAAATGTATCTGCTTATGTTAAATTAGCACCTAGTTTTTCTGGTACATATCCTTATCTTGCTGCAAGAGATAATATTAGTACCTATATTGAAGATGCTGTTGGTAATGCTGGTGGTGCAGATAGTTCTCAATGGGCAGGAAAAAGATATACTGTTCAATATACTAATGCTGCTGCTTCTGCCTACGAACAAAAAACATTAACTATTGTATCTAAACCTTATCCAAGAGTTTATTTCATTGGAGTTTATAGTAGTAGTAGAAATGCCACTGAGGGATATTGGGTTAAAGATTTATTCTTTTTTATGGACAAAGCATATCAAAATCCACGTTTTCATACAATAAATAATATGAACCTATTTACTGTATTACCTGCTAGTGTGGGAATAAATACATTTTCAAAACCAACGATAAGAATAGGTGGGAGGATTTTTTAAATGTCAGATGTATTAATTACGCCTGCAAGTTCAAAAATTGAATTCAAAGATGCGTCGAGTAATATTGATGGCACCGTAAAGTTAGATTCTGATGGGAATTTAGAATTAACTTCTGGTAACGGTATTTCCTTTGGTGATGTTACATCTGATGTTTTTATTGGAAATGGTAGTGATAATGTAGATCTTAAATTTGAAGCTGATGGATCAATAACAGGAACATCTGGAGTTACGTTAACTCTAGGATCAAGTAATTCAAACGTTAAAATTGCATCTAATGAGCTATCAATTAATGCGACTTCGGGTGTCATCACCGCAACTACATTCAGTGGTAACTTAAATGGTACTCTGACAGTTGTAGATGAATCAACTGATACGACTTGCTTTCCATTATTCGTAACAAGTAGCACAGGAAACCTTGCACCGAAGGCAGGAACTAACCTTTCCTTTAATTCATCTAGTGGTAGATTAACTGCAACTCAATTACAGACAAATGGTAATATTCTGGCATATGGTGATATAGTTGGTGATGGTGCAACAAAAATAACTGGAATTAATTACTTGGCTACTGGCGCGTCAACTAATGATATAGTGCTTAAATTAAAACCTGGTGAGTCTACTACTAATGTTGGACTTGGTAAAAGTGCTCTTAAAAATATAACCACCGATACTGACTGTATTGCCATTGGAGAGAGAGCTCTGATAAACCACACAGTTGGGGCCAGTCACGTAACGGGTCAAATTGCAATTGGTAGCAGTGCCATGCAAGCATTTACCGTCGTCAGTGTAGGTGGGTATTCGGATGGACTTCCTAGTGGTAATGGAAACGGACATAATATTGCAATTGGGAAAGAAGCATTACAACATAATGTAAGGTCAAATGGAAATATTGCAATTGGCGAAAGAGCCCTAAGAAATTTAAATTTAAATAGAATATCATCTTCTAACGCAAATGGATATAGTAATATCGGAATTGGTTATGAAGCATTACGGTGTAGCGAAACTACAGCTTGTCGGGGGAGTTTCAATGTTGCGATTGGAGTTAAGGCTGGTCAAGTTGCTGAAGATGCTTGCTTTAACAATACCATGGTTGGAAGCAGTGCAGGACAAAGTATAACCACTGGAGACAATAACCTATTATTAGGATATTTCGCAGGTACAAGTAGTTCTCCAGTAACTATTACAACTGCTAATAATAACATTGTTTTAGGTAATAATAGTATAACCGATGCCTCCATTAAGGTTGATTGGACTGTTACTTCAGACAAGAGAGATAAAACAGATATTGAATCATTTACTCATGGATTATCTTGGATCAATAAACTAAATCCTGTTACGTATAGATGGGATATGAGGTCGAACTATGATGATGGTTTACCTGACGGAAGTAAAAAGGAATCTAAATTGAATGTTGGTTTGATCGCACAAGAGGAATTAGAGGTTGAAAAGGAACACGGATATGCGGATACCTCTGATAATATGTTGATATCTCATATAAATCCAGGTGGTTCTTATGGTATGCAATATTCGAAGTTAGTTCCTGTTCTGATTAATGCTGTTAAGGAACTCTCTGCAAAAAATGATGCACTTGAGGCACGTATCAGGGCACTAGAGTCTGGTGGTAGTTAATCTTGACATCTGTAATTTATTGTTCTATAATGTGTAAGATTTAATAATTTTTTAATTAACTAAAATAGATAAATAAAATTTTAAGACGCATATGAACTTTGCAGTTTATTCGAAAGAGGGATGCCCATATTGTGAAAAAATAAAAAAAGTTTTGGACTTGACAAAAACTAGTTACGTGGTGTATAATTTAGGAGAGCACTTTGATAAAAAATCTTTTTATGATGAATTTGGTGAAGGTTCTACTTTTCCTCAAGTCATTGTTGACGGTCAAAAGTTAGGAGGTTGCATTGACTCAATCAAATTCCTCCAAGAAAAAAAAGTTATCAACGTCTGAGATAAATAAAACAAATCTCACGGTTGACCGTGGTACTGAACTCATCCTTAACAGGAGAAAAAAAGGAGGTAAAATGGTGGATACAAATGTTTTATTAGTTATCGCATTACCGATTGCTTTTTTACTCTATATTCTTGGAATTGTTAGTGGATGGTTAATTCGAGATTACATGATGAATTATCAAGAAATTCCAAGACCACATCCAGAGATGTTTGATCAAAATGGGAATTTAGTTCCTGATGACATCGTAGCATTTAGATTTGAAAATTATGACAACAACGAAGAAGACGACGACTAAAACTAGAAAACCTAGATCATTTTCAGTTAAAAAAACTGTAAGTCTTGACTTACCGAGAAATCCTTTTATGTTTGAGATATTAAATTTAATATCAAAACAAAGAACTAAGGCAAAAAAAATTGAAGTTCTTAAAAAATATGAAGAACTTCCTCTGAAGGTTATATTGATTTGGAATTTTGATGAAAGTGTGGTGAGTGTTCTTCCACCTGGCGAAGTTCCGTATACAGGATATGATGAACAGAATGTATATACAGGAGGAGTAAGTAGTAAAATTTCAGAAGAAGTCAGATCCATGCATGAAACAGGTTCTTTCTCTCTTGGAGCTGCTGATCAACAAGGGCATACTACAATTCGTAGAGAGTCAAAACATTTTTATCGTTTCATAAAGGGTGGTGATGATGGTTTAAATAATCTACGTAGAGAGAGTATGTTTATTAATATTTTAGAAGGACTGCATCCATTAGAGGCAGAAATCGTTATCGCATGTAAAGATAAAAAACTAGGAGATATATACAAAATTACAAAAGAAGTTATTGCAGAGGCTTATCCTGATATTAGATGGGGAGGTAGATCATGAGCACTGTGTGGACATCAAGTGAGAAGGATGAATTAAAAGAAAAATATGGATGTGAAATATTGATTGAATGTGGATCAATAGATCAAGTTACATCAAATAAGTATCCATCTGATGCATACATTGTGACGTATGAGGTGGGTGATAAATTATGTTATGATTTATCAAGAGGAACTAAAATTAGTTTGTTTGACATGTATTATGATAAATTTAAGAAGTCATTAAAATCAATTGAGTATGGTATGGGAAATATCAAACCCCAATTATGGAATTATAATAAACCAAAAGAAAAGAAAAAGAGAAGATAATATAAAATTGTAACAGAAATTACAAAACTTCTTGACTATATAGTGTGGGTATGCTAACATACCTTTACGTTCATCCAAATGATAGAACTCACACTACTGGCATCACTCCTTACCGAACACAATGCTTCCCACTGGGAAATGTCTTGTTCAGAATGGAATCAAAACAGAATTGAGATACTTAGTGATAAGAATCTTAACTCTGATGCACACGAGTATCTTATTGATTACCTCCGTACGAAAGTAGAAGGTAAGTGTGAAGCATTTATCATAGGACGCAAGTAAGCCGACACGGAACGGGTTCGTTCATCCCTACGGGGACGCAAATGCCGACTGAAGGAACGGGGCTCACAATCCCTACTACTTACAGGAGAAAACCGATGGCAAAAGTCACATACCGTGGTGTCGTATATGACACCGACAGGAACAAAGCAAAGCAGACTAACAAGGTCGATCTAACTTACCGTGGTGTAAGACAAGAAAAAGAACTTACAAGTATTAAATGATTGAAACTCTAGAGATTTGTTTAGCATCCGCTATCTTTCTCACAATCATAACTGCTGAAGTTCAGTTCCTGTATGGAAAATAAAACGAAGGGGTTGATCCCCTTCTTTTTTTGTGCTATGATAAATAAAATGAAAATCTCATGAATAAAAACAACCTTAAAACACTCATAAGCGATTTAGAACGTGCCGTATCTGAGTTGAAAGCAGAAGTTTATTCTGATGAAAGTTCTTATCTTACATATGACGATTATAAGAAACTGGATGGAAAAGATCTAAATTATGGTCACATTTATGAGGATGATGAATGAGATCTAAAAAAGTGTTAGATGCATTAAAGAAAGCATTACAACAAGATTATCTGTATAATTCAGATGAACTTAAATTTATGAGAGAACAATTATTAATTCTACAAGAAGAAGTGAATAATAAAAAACAAAAATCAAAAGGATTTGGTTAATGACCGTCAATCTAATAAGCATCACACCTGATGCAGAAAAAACAATGGCACATATTGCCAGAGTGTCTAATCCAGACAATCAAGATAATCCAAACTATGCAGGATTGTTGAAGTATTGTATTAAGCATAATCATTGGTCTGTGTTTGAGCAATCATCAATGACACTTGAGATTGAAACGACTCGTGCAATTGCAGCACAAATTTTGAGGCATCGTAGTTTTACGTTCCAAGAATTTTCTCAAAGATATGCGAAGAGTAATCAACTAGGTGAGATTGAATTACCAGAGTTGCGTAGACAAGACAAAAAGAATCGTCAGAATAGTATAGATGATCTCGATGAGAAAGTTGTTGATAAACTGAATCGTCAGATGATTACTCTATTCAGTTCTGCACAGAGTCTTTACAATCAAATGATTGAAGAAGGAGTTGCCAAAGAATGTGCTAGAATGGTATTACCACTCTGTACACCCACTAAGATCTATATGACTGGTTCTTGCCGATCATGGATTCATTATATAAATCTTAGGTCTGCACATGGAACACAGAAAGAACATATGATTATTGCGGAAGGATGTCGTAAGGTGTTTACCGAACAATTTCCTGCGGTATCAGAAGCTCTTGAATGGGTCTAAATAACTTTACAATACTTTATAATTATGGCTACATATCCTGTTATTAATACTGAAACTGGAGAACAAAAAGAAGTTGTGATGAGTATTCATGACTGGGACCAGTGGAAGATTGATAATCCAAAATGGGACAGAGATTACTCTGATCCATCGACAGTTCCTGGTGTGGGTGAGGTTGGGGATTGGCAAGATAAATTAAATAAAAAACACCCTAGTTGGAAAGAAGTCATTAAAAAATCTGAGAAAGCTGGGGGTATTCAGGGAAGGTTGGCTAGAAGAGGTATCACTTAAATGGCAAGGAGAAAAAGAGGATCTAATTCCGAACAACCAATCGGAGTTGGTTTAACCGCAAAACAGATGAAGAGGAAAAAACCTCTGAATCAGGGTTACTTAATTGATATTGAACCATTATCAGATAATCAAAAAAGATTGTTTGATTCATATGATCAAAATAAAAACATTGTGGCATATGGATGTGCTGGAACAGGAAAAACATTTATAACTTTATTCAAAGCATTATCTGATGTTTTGAATGAGAATACTCCATATGAAAAAATTTATTTGGTACGTTCGCTTGTATCCACAAGGGAGATAGGATTTTTACCTGGTGATCATGAGGACAAAGCAGATATCTATCAAATACCATATAAGAATATGGTCAAGTACATGTTTCAGATGCCTTCCGATGCAGACTTTGAAATGCTTTATGGTAATCTAAAAGCACAAGAGACGATTAAGTTTTGGAGCACATCTTTCATTCGTGGAACTACTTTGGATAATGCAATCATCATTGTAGATGAATTTCAAAATTTAAATTTTCATGAACTTGATAGTATCATAACTCGTGTTGGTGAAAATACAAAGATACATTTTTGTGGTGATGCAAGTCAAACTGATTTGGTAAAAACAAATGATAAGAATGGTATCGTTGACTTCATGAACGTCTTGCGTAAAATGCCATCTTTTGATATAATAGAATTTGATATTGATGATATAGTTCGTTCAGGACTTGTTAAAGAA